CTTTGCGAGTTCTTTTGTAAAATTGATAGCTGCTCCCACGGAAAAGGCAATTCCAAGAGAGGCGGCGAAATTGGAAAATATATTTTTCGCCCCCTTCTCGAAACTTTTGAGGTTCTTCTTCGCGTCATTCAGCCCTTTGTTGAACTTCTGGGCGTCCGCGTAAAGCATCCATTTTAACCTCTTCTCTTTATCCGCCATTTGAGAACCGTTTCATAATTTCCTCGTTGTGCTTTCTTATCTCATCATCCGTCATCGGCTTTTTATCGGCCACGCCGTCACCATCCCACGGGAATTTCCACAATTCGCCGGGTTTAAGGCGCTGCGATTTTTTGATCTGGATATTGAGCAGGTCGGTGGTCTGCATCCTGAAAAGTTCGGCGACGAATCGCTGATCGCTGCGCTTCTCCCGGTAGTAGATTGTAAGGGCGTCGAAGTATTGGCCGGGGAGCATATCCCAAAACTCCGCAGGGGAGAGGCGCAGACAGGCGATCCCCATTGCCAGATATTCGGATATTTTTTTAGGCTCCCCATCATCTTCACTCTCTATTTTTTTTTAACCTTCACTGCCCCGACCGATGAACTTATTTGCCGGTAGAAAACTTCGAGGATGGGGGCAATATCGGTAGGGCCGATTAAAGCACCCAAGTCGTCAACCGTAAAGGGCAGATCCCGTTTCTCTATCCGCGCTCCCTCGGCAAGCCCGCAATGGATCAGGGAGGTCAGGACCTTTGCGTTTTTACCGGCGATTTTATCCAGCTCCGCAAATTCAACACCCTCCACCTGCTGAAACCTTCCGATTGCGTTCCAGTTAAATCGGATCAGGTAATCAACTCCGTCGATCTCTAAATAGTCGTTCATGGTCAGTTCTTTTTAAAATTATTAGGAAGCAACCCAGACACTCCCCTGTGTCTGCAATTCGATCGAGCAATCCGCATAATTCTCGGAATCGCTGTTAAGGGTGAAATTTCTGAAGATCGCAAACCCGGAGGCCACGGGAATAGCCCCAAAAGTCATAACAAAGGATGACCCGGATGATCCGGCGCAACAACTCACCACATCGGCGAAATTCAGCCACCCAGCCACGGTGCCTTTCATCACAAAGGCGTTTACAGAAAAAGTCCCGTCATGTCCGATATTGTCTATCTGTTTCACGCCGTTGTCGGACTTCATAATAGTTTCCTCACCTTTACCGGCCAGGGTGAAGGTGTCGGAGGTGGTTCCGGCTATTTTCTTTCCGCCCAGGGCCACCAAAACATTATAACCTAAAACTTTTGCAAGTGCCATATCTCTCTTATTTAAACGGTTGTAACTGTGGGGGCGGAGGTGATCTGCAATTCCACCGAACAATCAGCGTAATCCTCTGAGTTGCTGTTGACCGTGCAACTCAGGTAAGTGCAAGTCCCCGTAATCAGGGGATCCCCGGAATCAGAACCCAATGCCAGGGCATAGGTTCCGGTAGTGTTATCCCGGCAGGCCGCCAAGACCGACGCGAGGCCGAGTTCATTAGCTTCTTCGGATCCAGTATAAACAAACGCGTTAACGCTGTGGGTACCTTCGTAGCCCGCATTCAGGTACTGCGTTTGCCCCTGATCAGATTTTTGGATCGCCTCTTTGATTACCCCGCCACCGGCGAACGTGTCGGAGGTCGTGCCTACAATCGATTTCGTACCGATTTTCAAAGCCACCTGATAACCTTTTACTTTTGAGTGTGTCATTTTATTCGTTTTCTGTTACTATTCTGAACTTTAAATCATTCACATGAACCCATGCCACCGCATCATATCTCTGTTCCGCCCCCTGGAAGTGGGCGAAATCTATCGATGTCCCCTCGCGCATGTTATCTTCCAACGCCAGCACCCCCGATATAATACCGGAGGACATATTTACAACCGTGTCGAGATCGGGTGAAACGAGGGAAACCGTAACGTCGTAATCATACCCAACGATTCCGGATTTGTCCCGTAGAGGCGTAGGGGAGGCGTTATATACGGCAAAGGGGGTTTCGGCCTCTATGTCACCTATCAGGGCGTATGCCTCGCAAACCCCGCTTATTGCGCTATGTATAGCTTCTAAGATCATGCGACTTTTGTCTGTTTGAACATTTTGTTACTCTGCTGGTCCAGGAACTTTTCAGCGTCTTTCAGCAGATTGGCTTCCGCGTATTCGACCACCTCCCGAAAAACATTGTCGTAGGACTTCTGAACGAACCTCTGCGGACGGATCCCCGCCAGCAAATGCCGGGGTCTTCTGACCGGCTTCTGGAATTGGTGCGTAGGATCGCGCCTTTCCAATGTTCCGTAATTAAGCCAGTATAGGGGATAATAAGCGTCGTAATTACGCCCATCCCGGAGTTGTACCATCACCCGCTTTGTGTAGATACCGGTTTTCACGGCAGGGAGGGACCTCATGTTTTTCGTGGTGATGGCCTTTTTTAGCTCTGAAACTTTCTGGGGGAGGTTCTGCTGCACTTCCCGTTCCAAAGGTTTTGCGGCGTTGCGCAGGGTTTTCTGAATGGGCCGTTTCGCAACCTTCGCCGGGAGCTTGCTGAGTATCTCCATCGTTTCGGCGACCCCCTCAGATTTTACATTGATATGTATTCCGTTTGGTTCCATCACCCCACCACTTTATTAACGCGCAGCCTCATCCAACGGCGCCGATTCAACGGTTCAATGTCCACGATGGCCCAATAGTCGGAATCGATTTTCACGCGGAATGTTATGTCCACGGTGCTGATGTAATGCCCAAGGATAGTAAAAGTCCCGTCCCACGCTATCCGATCAGCCCCGGCACTCTCCCCACCGGCATAGCGTTCAATGCCAACCATCGCCTTTTGATGCAAGGCATAGGTTTCCTTAACATGGCCGTGGCTATCCTTCACCCGTGTGGGCTTGTGATACTCCGCGTATGTGTCAAAAACCTTTTGCTTTTCCATCTTCGTTTTTCAAAAAAGCCCCGCCCGGTGTGGACGGGGCCAAAACCAACTAAAACCAACCGCTATGAAAACCTAATGAACTTTGTAATTTCTGAGTAAATATTCCGATACCGTGGGGAGCTGGCGAACCGTGTCCCCCGGATTTTCGTATAGGTGCTGAGTGATCAGAAGAATGGCCGCCCGGACATCGGCGGGGACCGTCGCAGGGGAGGCGTAACCGGCCACGTACCGGACTAACCCGGCCTTCTCCGTGGATCCCGTTGCGACCGGAACCGTGGAAAATTCGACCTTCTGGGGGGTGGTGTAGTCCAGGAATGTGTAATTGCCGGTGGCCAGCGTTTGATATTCCGACCCGTCGAAATAGCTGACCGACGCTACACCCGTTGCCGGGGAGTAATCCAGATCAATGACCGGGGTGAATTTTTCAATGGCCTGTTCAATCGTATCACCGCCGATCCGGAAGATCTGACCCGTGAACTGCTCCGCCGCATTACAGGCGGCCTCCATCAGGATTTTAAGATTCTCGTCCTTCTCCGAGTGGTAGATGCCCAAATGTTCCTTAACCCCGGAGATCGTGACCGGGAGGACTGTGCTGCGTGATATGAACCGGCTTGTTTTCATTTCGTTTTCCTGGTGCGAACCGTTTTCTTTTTCGTGGTTTCCTCTTCCCTTACATAGGCTTTAATAACCGGGATCTCCTGCATGGTTTCCGGAACCGGGATGGCGTTACCGCGTGCGATCAGTTCCGCAGCCCTTTCGTCTGGAATCTCCGTGGTTTCTCCCCCGAAATACGCCCACCCTGGAATCGGCCTCAAGATCTTTACTTTCATCGCTTGTTTTGTTGTTCTTTAAATAGGGGGGCGGAGTTGCCCCCGCCCCCTGGGGAATATGAAAGGATTTTGGGACCGCGTTAAGTGGTCAAGGCGTCGAGCATCGCGGCAAAGGACTGAGCGTGACGCACGGCGACATCCCACCATGAATGTATAAAGACATTCACCTGTGCCTTTTTGGCGGCGGTGTAGGGATCCACGATGATGTCAAGGCCGTTCCATTGCCCGATCATTAGGTCGGAGAAATTTCCGAAGATGATAGCCGAGCAAACGCCCGTGGTAGCACCTTTGTTCAGCGTCGAGGGAACCTGCGTGGTAACATAGGCGGGATAACCCATCAGGGTGTTTCCGTTTTCAGCCCACACCATCCGCTGATCATTCCCCACGGCGGTGCTTTTCAGTTTTGCCCGCACTTTGGGATTGGTCAAAAAGGCCAGGGATCCAACGTCTGCATTATCCACAGCGACTTCTCTTTCCAGCGCCACGATGTTCGCCCAGGTGGGGGCGGCTCCGGTGGTTCCGCCGGTCACGCTACCGATCCCGGAGGTGGCCAGGATCCCGGTCGGTGTGCTGGCTGATCCCCCGTAAATAGCGGCGGAATCCACACCCAGGGCCACGGCATTGATCATGTCATTGCGGAGAATGGCCTCCACGTCGTAACTCGACTGTATCAGAAGCTGTTTGCTCATGGTCTGGTAGGCGGTCAGCCTCTTCGGGGACATTTCCACGTTGTCGAACGAGGCCCCGAAATCGTTGGCGTCGTCCACTTCAGATGCCCAACCGACGGCCCCGGAGGTCAGACGTGGAATCGAGAGATTCCCCTTCAGACCGGTCATCACGCGGGCGCCAGCCTGCACGACCACCAACCGGGCCTTCAGCGAGTCAATGAAGTCTTTCGTGTCGGTGGCCACAAGTTTGGAACTGGTAGCGCCCAGGGCGGCGCGGGAGTTGATAACGAAATCGGGAACCCCGATCCCCTGCACTCCTTCGTTCTGACGAACGGCTTCTTCGTGCATTTCCTTTTCAAGGCCGGTCAGGCCGCCCCGGTAGGCAGTTTCAAAAATGGCCTTCCGGAAACTGTAATCCTTAAAGGTCTTTTTTTCGGTGATGATGCTCGGAGCTTCGATCACGTGCCGGATCGCCATCTTTTCGATGCGCTCTTCACGGGCGATGTCGAGATCCAGCGCGTCAATATCGCGCGCCATTTGGTCAAACGCGGAGTTGTCCTCCGCGGTACGTTCAGCCTTCGAGGTCAGTTCTGCCATCTTCGCCTCAAGGGCCGTCCGCTTCTGTTTCAATTCTTCGGACTTTTTCATTTTCTGAACTTTTGTTTAATTGTTAATAATTAGCCTCTCCGGCTTTTTTGATAATATTTCATTGCTTTCTCTGTAAACTCCAGCTTCGATTTAAGCGTTTCAATCTCCGCCTGCTGGGCGATGATCTGCCCCCCGAGGCGCTGAATCTCTTCTTTATCCTGCCGCGCGGTGGTTTCCTCTTCGATGGTCCGGCGCAGGGCGTTAGGGTTTGAGGGGATGTTCACGATTGAAAATTCCAGCAGTTCCACGGCACTGAAATAGTAAGTAGGATTCTTCCCATTGACCGACTGTTCGCCTTCACCCCATTTGCCGGGGGCCGTTTCGCGGAAACCTACCGATGTGGCCTTTAATGTCCCGTTTAGGACTTTGCGGAAGATTTTTTCAGCAAGCGGGTTAATATCTTTCGGCTCAAACGTCACGCGCCCGATCAGCTTCCCATCTTCGACAAATACTTCACCCGGCCCCAGAACTTTATCTGGGTCGGGGTCGAAGTACCCGTAAACGTCGTGTTGGTAACCAACAATCCCGTTGCGATTGAAATTGTCCAGGTTCCATGCCGATATTGGGATGACAGTTCCGTGCCGGTCGCGGGTTTCGTCGCTGATCACAAATTCCACGGTCCGCGTTTCTTCGGCCTGTTTGCGGTCAAAGGCGCGGATCTCTCCGGTTATGTATTTCCTATTTTCCATTTTTTGGCGTGTTAAGATTTCCAAGTAGTTCGGGGAGGGTCATATTTGAGGGGACCAGATATTCATCGAGGCCGTCCACGGGATTCAGGTTTTCCAACTCGCGGACCTCGTTGCGGGACATCCATCCATCGAGAACAGCCTTGTGATACCAGTCGGACTGCGCGGCCAAGTCACCCCGGAGCAGCCCTTTCAGGTCGAATTTTACATCAATGCGCTCCGCTTCACCTTCAGGGAATAGCTTGCGCTCAATCTCGGTTTCAAATCGTTTGCACTCCGGGCGAAGTCCGTATTTAACGAACTGAATGTCCTGCTGTTCCGTGTTTGTGAATGTCGAGTGAGTGTGTTCTGCAAAAAGGGAAACAGGGACTTTCCAAATCCGGGATGCGTCCTGTATAGAAAATAATCGGGTTTGTATAGCCTGCGCCGCGTCGGGGCTGATGCCGATGGTTTTGTACTTTAGTCCGTGTTCGAGAATAGGAGTCCCGTGGTCCCCGGCTTCCGCTATCCGTTTGGCCACCCTTAAATAGCTGGCGTCGGAGAGTTCCCCGTCAGTTTCGATAACCCCCCTTAATGCCCCCTTTTTATTGAAATATTCAGCGGCGAATTGCTGACCGGCCAGTCCGATACCGATACTTTGGGCGTGGTATGTCACGGGGTCAATGCCTACAATCCCGTCTTTTGAGAATAACTTGACGTGGAGGATGTCGTCTGCGAGGTAAGTCCCTGCGGTTTTCCCTTCCGTCACTTTGTAAACGACGTCATACCCGCGGGTCATCACCATTACGGAACCGGGATGAACCGGGTGCAGGGCCTTTGGGAAGCCATTACCTGCCCATTCGATGACGGCGTAGGCGTTGCCCCACCCGGCGACACAGGATTCCATGTACTCCCAAAACACGAAATCGGTCATGTAGGAGTTTGGCCGGTGGTGAATAAGGGAATAAACGGGGTGCCTGGTCAATTCTTTCTTTCCCGTGGAGGTGCGCTCATATACGGCTTTTGGAAGGGAGGCCAGATTTTCGGCTTTGATGGAAATAGCGGCAAAGGCGCCGGTAAACGTAAGGGCCGTGTCGTGGTCAACCATTTGCCCGGCAGCGGTCATGCCACCATTGCGCGGAATGTACGAAGAAGCAGGCATTACCAGCAATCCGCGCGTTTTCGCGTAATCTATCAGGCGTTTTTCAATGAAAGCGGGTAACCTCATTGCGATATATTGGACCAATTATCGCAAAGGTAAAGATTATTTTGACGCCTGTCAATTTGTTAATAACAAACTTTTATGCAAAAGTCGAAAATAACTTTACTTTACCTGTCCCGATTATCTCTGAAACTCCTAAAACTCGCGTACCTCCGTTGTCCGAACTCCCGCTGATATTCAGACTCAAGCATCTCATATACCTGTTCATGGGTAATTCCGGGGTCCCTGATCCGCATATCCGCCAGGGTGGACCAAAACAGGGAAATGAATCCCTGCTTTGTCGTCATCTGGATAATTCGCGGCGGAACCATCAGGCATTCTCCATCAGTTCGTTCACAACATCGACCCGGAGCCTGTTGACGTGCTTCAGGTCGTAGTATTCCCGGATATAGTCGAGCGCCTGATTACGGTATTTGTTGTAGCTGATCTGCTCCCGGAGCAGGAAGTCCAATTTCTCGCCGTAGTCCTGCGGATCCTTATATTTGATCGTCCCCGGTATAACATTCCATTCTTCCCAATCCGGCACAAGGCAAACCGCCCCGGAGAATGTCCCCTCTAAAGCCGCTATGTTGCTCTTGCAATGATTGAAAAAGTCGTTATATAGGGGGACCTGCATCACCCGCGGGCGGTATTCCTTCAGCCATTTGAAATACAAAACCGGATCTTCCGGCTTCCGGTATTTTTTATTGGGCAGATAAAACTCCCATGGGTTGTACCCGGCATAGACAAAGTTCCAATCTTTGTATTTGTCCTGCGCCTGAAGTATCTGGATTTCGTGAACCCTCAGATCCATACGGTGAGAGTCCCCACCACGCCACAAAACCGTTTTCTGCGTAGTGCCCTGCGCTGGTTCACCGATAAAATCAAATGGCAGGGCATTGGGTACAACCCGGACATTTTTGTTAAGCGGGCCATATAGCGTTTTTAAGGCCGCGGTGGACACCGTGATCACGTCGGCAAGTTTGGCTATCTCTGCGAGGTTCTGATGCACCTTCTCGTCGGAAAACGTGTCAAAAGCCCGGTTATTAGCCTGCGGAATCTCAAACAAATTATCGTCGTAGTCGATCCAAACCGGAATGTGCAGGTCTTTCAGAAATCTGGTCAACGGAAGCGAGGCATATGGCCTCTGCTGGAATACGATGTCGTACTGCGTAAGCGTAGACCACGTGAGGTTTCCGATCTTGCTTATGTCGTGGGTGTCGATGGTCAGGCCCGGGATTTTCCGCATCATATCCCGGAATACACCGGCGGCCCTGTACCATGATGTTGTGTCGTCTTTCGTGATGGTTAATGCTAAAATTCTCATATTTGTTAAAAATTAAGGATTTTCAAATCTGAATCTTTGTATGGCTCCGGCTTCGCCCCGCTCATATATCCGCCGATGGCGTTGATAATCGCTGTCAAACCGTCTATTTTGTTCATTGATTTCGCCTTGTGCAGTTTGATATTGTCGTTTGCATCCGTCACAGCTACCGCGTTGCGGAACATCCACCGGAGTACAGGGTCATTCATCAGATCGACCTCCGCACTCTCCACAAGCCGCTGAAGTTCCCGCGTCGGCTCGCTCATGGTCTTAATCGACTGATTGAACTCATCCAAAATGTTATTCAACCCCGCCTTCTGAAGCCCCTGCACCGTCCCGTGGTATGCTTTTGCCGGGTCATAAGCAATATTCCGGCAGTTCACACCCCGTATAATCTCGGTGATCTTCTCCACCTGCGCGTCTATGTCGATAACATTCCCCTCCGTCACGAAGATCCTGCCTTCCGCAGCCCATGTTTTATAATCCACTCGGTCGGCATTTTCCTCCATCTTCGCCTCTGGAATCCAATAGTACAGTTTAATCGCCTTTAACTCCGGAAAATACAGGGCTAGCGCGTTTATATCAACATGACTTGCAAGGTCCAACCCGGCATAACATGTTTGTCCAACCAGATCGGCGTCTGTGGTCCCGTTGCTACACTTTCTTACCTTCTCGTCTTGAATCCAGACGGTCGGCGCGTCCACCCATTGATTCAGGTTCTTCGTTTTGAAATTTACCTCTTCCGACCCGCCCCGATTGAGTGCAGACTTAAATTCCTCTTCCAGATATTCGGCAGATATGCTTATGCCCATGTTTGGATTGGACTTAGCCCATGTTTTCGGATCCTTCCAATCGTCCCCCTCGTCGGCGGAATAGATCATCACAAACGTATTTTCTTGCTTTTTGATCCCCAGAAGCACGTCGATATAAATCCTTCGCATCAGAAAACAGGGCGATGTTTTGTCAAACCCAGCAGTCGTAATCGTAAAGATCATAGGCTGTCGCCGCGCCCCGGTCGCAGACTTTAAGACGTTGTAAAGCATATCAGTTTTATGCGCGTGGTACTCATCCACGACGGCAAAGTGCGGGTTTAATCCGTCCAGTTTGTCGCTGTCAGCCGCCAGGGGTTCCATTTTTGACAGTGTGCTTTCCATCGTCAACGCCGACTGAAACCGCGCGATCTTATTCGATAGCGCAGGGCTTTTGCCTACCATGTTCCGGGCCTCCGTCCAGCATATTTTAGCCTGATCCCTTTTGGTTGCGGCCGTGTAAATCTCGGCACCGTCCTCTCCGTCCAGGACCATCATATACAGGGAGAGGGCCGCGGCGAACGTGGTTTTTCCGTTTTTTCGGGCCACCTCCACGTAAGCATACCGGAACCGGCGGGATCCGTCCAGACGTTTCCAACCAAACAGCACCCAAACGATAAACATCTGCCATGGTTCCAGCTCGAATCTCTTCCCGGAAAACTCCCCCTTTGAGTGTTTAAGGATCGAAAAAAATGAAATACAGCGCATGGCGGCCACTTCATCAAACCGGATCTTCAGTTTATCCGCGTTTTCAAGGTCCGCCAAATGCCTCTCGACGGCCAACCTCTCCAATTTTCCGCAGATACGCCGACCGGAAAGCACGTCATTGATGTACTTTTTTACCTTTTTGCGCTGTATTTTGGTGCCTTCCGTCATTTAAAAGTGTCCATCAGGGCCTGCAATTCATCCTTCGGTTCCTCTTTTCGTGCGAATTTTAACGACGATACCGGCGTAAAACCGTACTCCGCAGCCTGCCGCATTATTGCCGGTTGCAATTTGTTGTAAAGATTCACGTATGGGTTTTCAATAAAACCGATTACGTTCCCATTCTCATCGAACCGTTCCTTAAACAAACCTTTTTGCATCTCATCCAAACAGGTGAATGCCAAATCTATGTTTGACGAATACACGGCAAGAGGGAGAATATTGGCGTCGGTAAGAATCTCCCATTTGATCAGATAGTTTGCCATCTGCTTGAATATGTCCTGCGCCCTCTGCGTTTTCAGGACCGACAAATCCACGTGGTCAATAGTGGTAAGCTTTTCACCGGGCGGATCCCCCTGCATCCGTTCGGGGCGTTTCTCCCCACGGAGCTTTTTAACTTTGTCTGGTAATAATTTTCTTCCTTTAGCCATAACTAAAACTTTAGTTCAAATAACCCAATTTTGGAAAAATAAGAAGAAGGTTGAGGTGCGGTCTCACTCCGTTTTCAAAAAGAGATTATCACCCCCATACACGTATCTAACTGATTATCATTTTGTTTTGTTTAAGAGTTGTTTATCTTTATTACCCTTCGCATTGTTGCACGCCTTACATAGCGCCTGCCAGTTCGACCTATCCCAGAAGTCAACAATCGGCGGAGGGAGTATGTGGTCAGTCACCTGTGATGGAGTAATGATCCCTCTCCGTTTGCACTCTTCGCACAACGGATGATCACGGCGGAAGGTGGAAGACTCTCTGGTCCATCTAGCCGTCTTATAGTACTCCCGGAGCCTTCCCCGCGCCTCCTGACCTTTGGGCCGTGGTGCTGACTGCCATGCGTAGGTCCTTACTCTTGATCCCGGTTTATTTGGCATTGATCAGGTCTTTAATGAGGTTTAATGTCTTTGCACTCAGTAAGTCGTCAGGTGTTACCCTGATAACCCGGTAGCCTAATCGTGTGGCCTCGTTATACTTCTCCATGTCAGCGACAAACCCAGCGCCCCTGGTGTGTCGGCCCAGTGTCCATGCACCGCCCTCGACCTCCACGATGATCTTATCCGTGACCGGGTTAATGCAGTAGTCTGCCCTCCACCTTCTGACCGGATGGAATCGGAACTCAGTCATACAGACGGCGCCTAAGTTCTGCCGGATGAATGTTATGAATATGTCGCTGGTTGTGTTCTGTTTCATCGCGTGTTACCTGAGTCTGGGATAAGCTCTAACCCGGAGATTCCGTATTCCGCCGTAAATTGATCAATGTGAGGTATGATTTCGGCGTATGGATATTTCCCTGCAATACGTTCAATCCATTCCGGATCAGACTCAACGCCGAGGTAATCAAATTCTTTGTTTTGAAATAGCGGCGTTGAAAAATCACCGATCCCGAGTTCAAGGACAAACGACGGACGGTAAACGTCAATCACGGCCAAAACCAACGGGCGATGTGAAGCCCAGATCCAATTAGATTCAATTTTCATAAGTCAAAAGCGTTTTTAAAGTGGCAAACTCCGTAGGTTGCAAAATCGGCCTTTAGATGAGGGTAATCCTTCATGCTCTCAACGGCAGCAAAGTCGTGTCCGTAACCGTCGCCCCATCGGATCGGCACCGTTACCCGGTGTGCTATGTTGGACGTTCCAATATTGCCGTATTTGATACTTGTGTTCCTGATGGTTTTATCTTCCATCAAAGTATCGTTAAAATAGATCCAATCCACGGCTGGAGTAAAGGCGTCTGAGATGTTCTGTAAGTGACATGGGAGAAAAATGTCGTCTGAATCCAGGTAGGTGATAACATCAGGGGAATAAAGTTCTTTGGCTTTTTTAATACCGGTCATTCGCACCTCCCCGGAGAAAAGCTGTTGTTTCGGGATTAAAATAGGACTGATACGGCCAAAACCGAAAAGCCTGTATAACTGACTTATGGTTTCTTTGCACCCGTCAGCAACCACGATGAGGCACTTCTCTTTGTATTCCTGATCCAGAAACGACTGGATGGCGCGGGTCAGTTTTTCCGGTCTGTTCTTAGCGGCCCCCGGATAATCGCCCAAATATGATGGCATGATAACTGCTATTTTCATGGTTAAAAAGGTATTTCGTTACGATTTGGGCTTCTTGATCGCCACGCTGAAATAATCGGTTCCCTTCTGTGAGGTACGCGACCACATAACCAATTCATAAGTCTGACCATCAACATTTACCTCACCCTTATAATCTGGGTGCTTTTCCGATTGTTTTTTTGTGTTCCTGAATAGAACCCCTGAATTAAGTTTGTTATCCATTTTGTTTTATTTTCTCAATGATTCCCCTTTGAATAATACCGGCGTACAAATTGCCCGAAGCCGGTCTCTGGTTCGGATTCCGTATTTTCGTTCAATCTCATCCGGTGATAAATTCGTAGTGATGATCAGAATGTTTTCCTTTTGCTCGGCACGGTCGACAATCTCCGGGAATATCCAACGGCGTTCACCGTATTTCACGAACTGGTCCTCAGTGCCTACATCATCCAACACCACAATTCGGCGTGTGAGTATGAAATCTGCGTTGTCGTTAATCTCCGTTGCATGGTAACACCGCACGATCTTGCCCATCGCGTAATCGAAAAATAACGGCAGGATGTTCTTTGCGATCATCGTTTTTCCCCTCCCATTGCTCCCGATTATCAGCAACCCGCGCCCTTTGTTTGATTGCATCCATGCGATGACATGATCGTATTCGGGAAGGTGGCGCATTTTCATCGATTCGGATGCGGATTTGAAAAAATCATCTGCGGCCGGGACATCCCAGGTTATGCGGTCTGTTTTGAAAAATCCGCCATCTGTGTATTTTTTTATGTAATCTGAAATTTCCATGTCAGAGGTTTATTTCGTCAATGTTTTCAAAATTTGAAACATACCGCGGATCTCCGGGCAATATTTCGTTGTATCGTTTTCCGTTCGTTTTCGGTTTTTCGCGGTTATCATAATTCCCGTCGAGGATTTTCACAAAATTTGTCGGGTTCATAACCCAATCAAAAGAAGCCATCCAATTGCTTTCGTTTTTCCCGTTCAAAAAATCAGATTCAAATGTTTTCAAAAACACCTTCCAGATTCCATCTTTGCCGTGTTCGCTCCACCGCGCCCGGATCGCCTTTTTCCGCGATTCTGAAATGGTATTCACCTTTGATGTTTTTGTTCTATCGTTCCATGCCTCTATTATTTTTTGAATTGGCACACTCCCGGAGTTATTATTGGCATCGTTTTTTTGCGATGACAATAATAATCCGTTAGGATTATTTAATTTCCTTTCCTTTCCTTTCCTTTCCTTTATAGCATTGCCATCGCTTTGCGTTCGCATTGCGTTCGCATTTTCTAATTTTTTGTTCCAACGGTATTCTGCTGATTTTCTGGCTTTTTCGCTTTTTTCGTTGCGGTCGTCTAAACGCCTCTGTATGCTTAAACTGCTGAATATTTCCCCGTCAATTTTGAATAAATCGAAATCAAAAATGATGCTTTTTATAATTTCGCTATCCACCCGCAAATCATACGCAATGCTTTCGCAATCCGTTTGCAATGCGTTCGCATTATTGTATAAATCCTCAATGATCGCCCAATATATCCCGTAACCCGTCATTCCGTGCTTTGCCATCAACCGCTTAATCTTCGGGTCGGTCCTGGCATTGTAATCATGGGAAAAATAAAAGGTGTCTTTCATATGGCGGTGGTGTTAATTATTTCCACATATTTATCCATTCATTTTCATATTCATGCCTCGATTCAGAGGTAATAGAAAAGTTAGAAAACACATCCAACCCGGTTGTATTTGATTCATACTTTGTATTATTTATTTTATTGTTTAGATTATGGATAAGACCAATTATATTATCAACAGTTATATTATTCAATAAGTTTAAGTCTGAATATTTCCAAAATACCGTTTTTTTATTTGGACTATAAATTCTCTTTTCGGAAAATTCATTTGTTAATTCAGTCATGAATATTTTGTTTGCATACATACCACCATCCATCCCGTGAATAAAAATAACCCGACTGTGTCCATTATTTATAATCATTTGATAACGGTCGAATTGACGAGTAGGTAACCCTGTTCCACAATCTACTGAATCTTTATATTTCGCCGGGTCTTTATCAAAATAGGGCCGTGTGTATTTTGTTTCATAAAATATATCATTATTACAATCATATATGTCAGGTTTGCAAAAATTCATAATATTAGTCGGATATTTTTTCCAGAAAAAACGCATTATACCTTGTTCAAAATCTGTCCCTTGTGCAAAGTCAAAATTTCCGAATGCCATAGTTTAATCTCCTATATTTGATAAAGCCTTGTTAAACATAACCCGATCTAATTCAATCCCAATATAATTACATCCGTATTTTTTTGCAGCTTTAATATGGGAACCTGAACCCATAAACGGATCACAGAATATATCGTACTTATTTGCCGAAACTGTTAATATTTCAGTTATCAATTCTTCCGGTTTTTGGGTGGGGTGAATCATTGCCAATGTATTTAGTCTTTGGTATTTTAAAACATTAACACGCCGTTTATTGATACTTCTATTACCCTTCACACAATAGATTACTAATTCAGTTCCATTAATCCAATCCTGCTCTAAATCTCCGATACCGGCATCTGATTTATACCATACAAGCGGTGTTTTTACGTTAAAGTATTTCTCCGCTATCGCTCTAAATTTTGGGTAATTTTTGAAATCAATAAAGAAGTATAGGTGTGCGTCGGTCTTTGTTTTTCTGTTTAATAATTCGCAGCATTTATCAAATATATCATCTGCGGTATCGTCATCATTTTTAACTCCTTCTTTTGTTATATTCTGACTGTATTTTGAAAAATTGCTTTTATATTCAATTCCATACGGCGGGTCGGTAATCACTAAATCAATAGAAGCATCTGGTAGTTTTTCTAATTCAATAAGGCAATCCCCACATATTAACTTATTCTTTGCCTTTTCATTTAACTCCTGTATTTTTCGCAATAATTGTTCTATTGATTTAAACGCGCCATTTTTAATCATGGCAATAATTTCAGGGATTAAGTCTTTATCCTGAAGTTCTGACTCTGCGGTGGTAATCATTTCCTGCCACAGTTTATATTTAGCGCTGGTCTGCTGAACCTTTGCTTTATTCCAATTAAATTTATCCGCTATAAATTCATCAATTAATCGAAGTTGAAATTCTGCGGTCAGGTCGTATAATCCCGATGTTCTAAACCAACCTTCGGTAAAGTCAAAAGTTACAGGTGTAACTTCAACTGTTACACGGCCATTCTGATACTGTTTACATGCATCCAAAACCTGTGTAACTATTTTGTTCATTAAAACAGAATGCTGTTTCACTGTTCCTTCACCTACCCCGATCACTTCCCCGATTTCCGCCTGTGTCATTCCCTGATCCTTCAGCTGTCGAATGGTGTCTAACCTGTCCCATAAATCCTCTGGGGCATAGGTCTCTTCATCGCTATTACACTGGATCGCAAGCGTATATTCGTTACCTTCCCTGATCACGCATGGCAATGAATCGATGTTCAATAATTTTGCAACAGCCAGCCGATGATTACCGTCAGCGACCAAATAATCCCCATTTTTTTGTATAACAGTAAGCGGTCGCGCCGGATTATACCCACCTGCTCCTATTCTCTCCTGTAATTTTTCAATAACATCTTGGCGAATATCACGCCTGTCGAAATGATTTAATTTTTCAACTTTAATTGTCTTGTATTCCATACCGTAAAAAGATCAAAAAGGCGGTCACCGCTATAAATCCACGATCAAGGGAAGGCCGGACTTTCACCGGTTTGCCGCCGTTTATTGAGTGAATATTTTGGCTGAAAATCATATCGCGAAATTTATAGCATTCCAAAGATAAGCAAAATTAATCAAAATCAAATAATATTTATCGCTTGTCGTAAAATTTTTTGATTTCTCCGACGGCGGCCAGCACCCTCTGCGCCCGCGCCTTGAAAAGTTTGTCATTGCAGATCAGAACCTCCACCTGGCGGACTGACCATAATGCAGTAGCTTGATTCAATCCGAAATCATTGGCGGACTGGTGCAGGGAGAGGTTGAATATTTTCCGTCTGACATACATGGCCATCTGACGCGCCTCGACAATATGACGCAACCGAGTGCGCCGGTGAAGGTCATCGTATGTTACACAAAATTCATGGCAAATAATATCATCGGCTCGTTTCAAAACGTCGTTCACCGGGTTTGTGATTTCCGCCAATGCTTTCTTATATCCATTCTTTAAATCACGCATCCATCTTGCTCCCGCAATCCATGCTTTCGTGTTTATCATAGATTGTATGCCAACTCCATCAAGGATGTTCTCAAGGGCATACTGCTCTATCTGCTCATCCGTTGGCAAAGGCTTCTCCAGTTCAGTAACCACCGTATCGATGGCATCAGAAACATATTTGTCTCCAATGCTATGTTTAAACTTGTCTGTTGTGTGCTTGTGCAATTTGAGTATTTCTATTGCACCCGTTAAGTTCATCTTCATTTTGTTTCCTCATTTTTTTTATCCCATTCTTCAAGCATTTTTCTTTTCTCATAGTATTCGGATGAACCCATAAAACCATATTTCGGTACGAAACCGGCTTTCCAATCCTTTCCCGGGAATATATAAATGCACGAACGTAGATTTCGTTATCAGGTTTCTTAATCTTCATCACGGTAGTCAATAGAAAGATCGTCCTCTAAACTCTCTGTTAGTTTACTACCGAATTCATCGCAAAGGTTTTCGAAGTGATCCCGAATATACTGTTCAATCTCCTCCCTGTATTCTTCGTTGTTTTCATCGAACACCGGGATGATGTTTTCAACCTGTACATAATCAGACCCCCTATCATAACACCTCGACCCCCAATACTCATACGAACCGATACCATCGTTTTCAATGATGTATGAAACCCCCACTTCGCACTCGATATCAGTCATTGGAATGTTTAAAATTAGCGTTGTTATCATTTCGTATCCTCCTTTCATAATTTAAATTCTATTAATTGGTGTTATAAACGAGTTATCGGCAACCTTAAAAAGACAGCGTACCTTGTTTGATACTTTCTGAAATTCGTTTGATTGCCTTATCAATATATTCTTTGTCGATTTCAATTCCGACAAATTGTAAGTTCATTTTATCCAAGCG